CGGAACTCAAACCAGGTGTAGTTAGGATTGTTTGGGATTGGATGGTCCATCCATCGTGGGCGAGTAACCGGTCGGCGTACGCCACGGTCACGGATATATGCTCCCATCGGAAGCGCTGCAATGGTGTCCGCATACAGTTTGACTGATGCGTAGACTGCGCCAATGCTCGTCGCATTGTCCTGGTTTACGGCGACGCCTGCGGCCTTTAGGCCCGGCTCCCAACCAGCGGCAAACCAATTGCGTGGGGCGTCTCGGAGTTCACCCTGCTGTGCTAGTTTTCGGATGATGCTCACTTAGTACCTCCAAGGACATACCCAATAGCCGCACATGCGGCACCGGCAACAATAAGCGCCAGAGGGATATTGAATAGGCCAATTCCGACGACAACAAGTGTTGCGCCAATAATTTCCAGGACTGTTGACAGTTTATTCATAGTTCAATGTACTCCACTTTCGGTTGAGCCTTCGGCAGTACCGAAGACGACAGTGTTGAGGCGCGGCTATGAGCCATAATTCCGGCGACCAGAAGGTCGATTTTCTTGTTACTCTCACGGCTTGCCTTCTTCACCATCGTCCCATTTCTCGTGGTATATGGCGTGGCGTTGGCGGCGTGTCGTGCCAGCCTGCCGTCCCCTGTGTGCTTTAGGCGATTGTTTACAACTGCGTCATAGAACGCTGCGGTAGCCGGTACCATACGTGCTGGTGACTGTGGAAACTCAACGACTGGCAAGCCAGCCTGAGCCCACATCTCCATCGAGCGCTGCCATCGGAATGGGTCGCACACGATTTCTTTCACTTGGTACTCTCGGCAAATCTGCTCCATCCTAGCCTCGACTTCTTCCACTGGAACTCGCCAGTGAATGTCTGCGTCGATTGGGCGCTCCCAATGGCCAAGAACGAAAAGCGATTTGTCTGAAACTCGACAGGCCACAATGGCCGTTGAGTCGTTTGAGAACGAACCGTCGAAGCCGATGACTACCTCATCCTCACTGCTAAGAAGCAGGTTGGAATCAGTGCAGGCTTCCCAGGTTCCGGCAGGAAGGAATGCGGTAGCAGAAGATACCCATTCGTTGAGTCGCTTGGTCCTGAACTCTCCCTCTGGCGTACGCGCCTTGGCAGAGACTAGGTCATCAAAGTCAAGCAGGGGCGGCGATGAAAGCAGCCCAGGGTTGGCCTGATACCAAAGTGACTGGTCCTTGTACACATGCTCATCTGCCTCCCACCATGCCATGCCGAGCGATTCGTCCTGGTTCTCACCAGCGATTCGTCGACGTGCTAGTTGGTAGAGCGTATAAGCGATGCTGTCCGCGCCGGTGTTATCCGTCTTCGGTCCGGCAGTTGTAATACCGACCATCAGTGGCGAACGACGCGCTCCCATGGAGAGCGACAGAACGTCAAAGAGGTCTCGGTTTGGCCAGGCTGCCAACTCGTCTGCAATGACCAGGGTGGCACTGAGGCCTTCCTTGGTGAATGCTTCTGAGGAGAGCGCCTTGTAGATAGTGCCGGTATCCGTGAACTCCATTACATCACGGTACACCTTGATGCGGTCCTTCAAGTCAGGAGTCATTTCGACCGCCAACTTGGCGTGGGCCATAACCAGTTTTGCCTGGTCTCGGTCCGCTGCCGCTGAATAAATCTCGCCACCCCTGTCTCCAAAGAGACCGAAGTAAATGGCCAGCGTGGAGATAAGTGCTGTCTTGCCATTCTTGCGAGCGATGCCAGCAAGGTAGGTTCTATGCACGAAGGAGCCGTCAGGCTTGCGTGCCAGCATGTGGCGTAGTAGTTCTCGCTGCCATGGGCGAAGGATAAGCGGCTCCCCGGAAAGACCGGCGATGCTGTCCTTGGCGATTGGCACGATAGCCTCAGCAAAGTCCGCTACCTCATCTCCAAGCGTATTGGCGAGATATTCTGGACGTAGGGGCGTCAGCCACTTTGGTGGGAATCCTTGCGGCTCTGAAGCCTGGCTCGGAACTGGTCGATTTTGTTTGCTGTTTCGACCATGACGACTCCGAGTTTTGCTCGGTCGGCTGGTGTCAGCCCTAGGTGATTCATCCATTTTCTTACATTGTCCTCCGCGCTATTTTTCATACCCATCGCTGGATGGGCGTAGGCGTAGCCTTTGTCGGTGTAGAGAACCGGACCCTCAGCCTTCACGCGAGCGTCTAGGTCCAAGAAGGATTCGTAGGCCTTGCAGAGCATCAGCAGCGCGTGCTGGTCTGACGTACCAATCCAAGCACCGGCATGGTCAAGCACCCTGGTCCAAACCTCTGCCCCGACTGGGGTCAGTTCTGCTGGGACAGTGAGTGTTGTCAATGGGGCAATTGTTGTATGAATAGGCGAAGGTGGTAGTCGGTCCTTTCGGAGCGTCCCACGTCGAGCCTTGATTTCATTCGGTACTTTACGAGCAGGCATAGGTAAAACTCCTGGGGTTTGGATTAGGCACCACAGTCATGCCACTCGGCGCTGGGTAGTCTAGCCCTGTTGTTACGCAGAATTCAGACCCCCCTAGGGTATGGCTGCATACATGTAACAATGCTGAACACAAACTGGTTGCAGTTTGGTTGCATTCCCCAACCTAACCAACTGACACTATGTGTCTAGTACTCGGCGCTGGGGAACTGTCAAATCGAATCAGTGTTTCGTAATCTTTCCATGGCAAGTCCAGCAAAGAACACGCAACATATGCTCAGGAACAATCAAGGCACCACCATCCTTAAGGGCATGGAGATGGTCGACTGTCAGGTTCTTCGTGGTACCACAGAGGTCACACCAAGGATGCTTCTTCCTCATCCGAGCGGAGAGTTTCCTCCACGCAGGGTCTCGATAGGGTGATGGTCCGGCTGCCGCCTTCCACTTCGTGGCCTCCTTGGCGGAGCACGAGACACAGCGGTTGCCGTTTGTTTGTAGAATCCCGCACGTTAAGCACGGTCTATTGAATGCCATAGGTCCTCCATAGATAGTGCCAGGTGGTCGCTCGCCACTGTCAGGCGAGTCCCTAACGAGTCCTGGCATCCGAAGGCAATCAGCAGTAGCCTTTCGCTCTCGTCGTAAGCGCCGAACGAGTACGCAAGTGTGAGGCCGACAATGGGCGCCACGCTCAGAAAATGGGCAGGTCGAACTGCTCGCTGATAATCTCAGCAAGTTTATCTACTGCTCGTTCATGCTCATCGTCGAAGCACTTGGACCATGGCTCATAGGCCGCAGTTCCCATGCTGAGTTCTACCGTAGAGACGACTTGGTCCATCCGGCAGGTGATGAGGTGTAGCAATTCGTGTACCAGGACGTGACGCTGCTTCTCTGGTGTAAGTCCCCAGAAGTCTAGGGAGATACGGAGTGTCGCCCTAAAGGCTTGTGCGTGTGGGGCAATGTCTGCCCAGGAGTCCTCGGAGGACTGCGCTTGGGAAAGTTCTACGGTCCAGTGGTCTAGTCGCATAGACTGCTGCAGAGCAAGCATGTACTTCGCTAGAGCAAGGGTTGGTGTTTGAGACTTCTTACGCGCCATAGGTCCTCCTTTGTATATATCCTCATAAGTTGAAGAGCCACGAGCCCTAAGGCTAACCCGACGCTGGCAGCATTTCGCTCTCTTGGTCGGCGCGACTCATGTAGAAGTAGGTGGCCCAGAAAGCGGAGGACGACGCCCCCTGGGCCAGGAGCGAGCCGCCAGGAGACAGCGGCTCGGTAGAAAACGACTGCAGACATGCAGCGGCTAGGAGAAATAGACTTACGCTTCCTCCGGTGGCGTCTAGGTGCCTAACCGGTCTTGACCCATATTATATCATGTCAGAGCCTTTGTTACAAGGCCTAACACATCTACAACGCTATTTTATCTTGCGTGGTTCCCTGAGGTAGTACTTGTTGAACTTATCGTGTGCCTTGGCCAGTGCCTCCTTGGCTTGCTCTTGTGAGGTAAAGCCGAAGCGGACACAGAGGGATTCCAGGGAGCCGGTGTTAAACCAGGAGCGTAGAAGGTGACCATAGTCAATCTTCCCGTACTTCCCCTTGGACATGATGTCGAGTACGCGCTTGACTGGGAACTCATACTGAGCCAGTCCTTCAACCCTCCAGCCAGTAGATTCTGTAATATTCCCCTGCTCATCAATGGTTCCGCAGATACCGCAGTGCTTGACGTCTTGCCCCTCATGGCGGCATTCGCTCTTGACATTGAACTTAATCACATGTCCGGACTGCGTAAGCCAGCGACTGAACTGGGCGGTCCACTCTGGTGTACCAGCGCCATTCATTTTCTGGGCATAGACCAGTTGGAGTGGCTGCTCTTGAAAGTATGCGTCACGGATTTCATTCAGCGTCATAGTCATCCTCGCCATCAATAAAGTGACCGATGAAGTCTGTCAGGTCCATCACGATAATCTCTCGGCGTCGGCCACCAGGTCCAGGGGCATCACCAACGACTAGGGCTTGAATCTGCCCATCCTTGGTTGGAATGCAGCGGAGCCAGCGGTCTAGGCGCTCTGGGTATGCCTTACCGTTCTTTGCCTGTACGGCGAGAAGGGCATGCTGAACATCGTCCTTGCCGCCGAACATTCCGGTACGAACACCACCTAGGGCTTTCGCTACGGAGCGCTCATACGACTTGCCACGGCGGAGGTTATTCTTACCGCGACGGCTATTGGCTAGGTCGATTGCTAGGTCCTTCATCTTTCCCATTACTTGATACACCCCTTGTGTCCGGTCTTGCGTTCCTTGGTCTTCTTGAACCCGTTGAAGGTGAAGATAAGGACGCTGGCGTAGTCCTTGGCTGCAGCGACTGCCTTGCCACAGAACCCGCAAATCTTATTGACAGGCCACTTGCTTGGCGGTCCTGAGCGAGCGGATGGTTTACCTGGCTTAGCCATTAGATTTCTCCAGGCACGCCTTGTGCATTGTGCGAAGGATTGTCTTATGCTCACAGGAAGTATCGGCTGCAGGCATGGTTACCTGCTGAACCTCATCCCCAGGCTTAAACTCAACATCGCACTTTAGACAAATGCTATATGTCTTAACATTGATAAGCACATAGGTTGTTTCGTTATTCTCCACTTGGCGCCTCCGAAGAGACTGAGACTAGCCCGTCGCTGACGCGCTGAAGATATGCCGCCTTCTCTCGTGCGATATAGCAAGGCATGTGGGCTTCCTGACCAGTTGTTGCAATCTTCTTGTTATTCTCATCGCGGTCAAACACCATGATGGTTTTACCGCCGTTGAGTTCAAGGCCACAAATTTTACACATTAGCCAATTACCTTCCATAGTGCGACACTTGTTGCTAGTCCCATCAGACCGAAGAAGATGCCAAGCACCCGCCCCTGCTGAATACCGGCAACAAGGTTGATACCAGCGAATGCACCATTGTACATTGCCAGAGTGATAATCAGTGCGTCATTCACAATCTTTCTCCTTCTCGTCCATATCACCCCACTTACGGAGTTCCTTTAGCCATTTGTTGAACTGCTCTTTGTCTGCGTCTTCCCAGAAGGTGCTGTTGTAGTCCACGATGTCTACGATAGTTGCATCATCAACTATATCAGACTTTCGACCCTTTGGGAGGTTTAGTTCCCAGGTGTGGGTCTTGGCACCATTTTCACCTTTTCGTGGCTCCTGGGGCTTCCTAGAGCCCTTCCTGACGATTCTACAAGTGATTCGGCGGTGGCTCATTTGCACAGCGCTCCTTCCATGATGGTGATGAAGCCGATGCCAGCGCACCAGCCCCAGAATGCCCAGCCAACGATGACTAGGACCTTTAGCGAGTTACCTGTAAGTTTCTTCATGTATCTGCTCCTGTCTGCTTCTCCGAACATCTGTTCGGTTTCATGAATAATAAAAAACCTAAAACTCGAAGTCAACCGATTTCACACCTGCACGCTCGCCTTTCAAGGCGGCGTATCCGTG